ATGAAAAAGAAGCTGATTGCACTGTCCCTGGCTGTTGTGCTGGTCCTTGCGCTGGCTGCCTGCACGGGCGGCACGGAGCCCACCCAGCAGCCCGGCGCGTCCAATACCCCCAAGACCGAGACGGTGAAGCTGAAGGTCGCCGCCTCCGCCACCCCCCACGCCGAGATTTTGGCCCAGGTGAAGGATGAGCTGGCGGAGCAGGGCATCGACCTGGTGGTCACCGAGTACGGCGACTACGTGATCCCCAACACCGCCGTGGAGGACGGGGACGAGGACGTGAACTACTTCCAGCACCAGCCCTATCTGGACCAGTTCAACGCGGAGAACAACACCCACCTGGTGAGCGTGGCCGCCATCCACTATGAGCCGCTGGGCATTTACCCGGGCAAGACCGCCGCTCTGGCCGACCTGCCCGACGGGGCGCTCATCGGTGTGCCCAACGATGCTACCAACGAGGCTCGCGCCCTCCAGCTGCTGGAGGCCCAGGGGCTCATTAAGGTGAGGGAGGGGGCCGGTCTCAACGCCACCCCCAATGACATCGTGGACAATCCCCGGAACCTGAAGTTCAAGGAGCTGGAGGCCGCCATGCTGCCCAACGTGACCACCGAAATGGACCTGGCGGTCATCAACGGAAACTATGCCCTTCAGGCGGGCTTCTCCTCCGCCAAGGACGCCCTGGCTCTGGAGGACGCCCAGTCCGAGGCCGCCCAGACCTTTGCCAACGTCATCGTGGTGAAGGAGGGCAACGAGAACAACGAGGCGGTCAAGGCCCTGGTGAAGGCCCTTCAGAGTGACAAGGTGAAGGACTACATCAACAGCACCTACGAGGGCAACGTCCAGCCTATCTTCTAAGCGCGGGCTCAAGGAGTAGGCCGGACTGCGCCAACCAATAAAAAGCAAAGATAAAGACCCCCTATGTAGGTTTCCTACATAGGGGGTCTTTTGATCGAGAAACGAGGTGGCAGATCAGATGTCCGCGCTGCCGCTGGTCTTGCCGTTGATCACGTAGTAGGCCTTCCGCTCCTCGGGCTTGATATAAACCGTCAGGGAGCTGATGCCGCTGCGCTGATGTCCAGCGGCGACATAGGCGGCGATGACCTGCTCCTTGACCGCGTCCACGTCCCACTCATTCCCGGCGGCCTGGATCACCAGAGTCTCCGCGACCTTCTTGGCAGCGGTCTTTACGGCGGTGGCCTTCTTGGGAGCGGCCTTTTTCGCAGCGGGCTTCTTGGCGGCGGCCTTCTTGGGGGCAACCTTCTTGGGCTCGGCTTTCTCTGCGACAGCCTTCTTGGGCTCGGCCTTCACGGCGACGGACGGCTCCTTCACGGAGGAGGGGGAAACGGTCGTTGTCTTCTTTTCTGTGGCCATAAACTGGCGCCTCCTGTTCAATCTATTTTGTGGTATGTTGCAAGTAGAAAAAACGACAGTATGATTATATGGTATTATGGAGAAAAATGCAATAACATTGTTGCACAAAATTGAAGGAAAACGTCCCTGTTTTATTATCCCAAAGACATTGGTTATATTTTCTCAGCTTCACTCAAATAGTACCGAATACAGTGCGCTAACCGCCAAATCACACTATATCTTGTGTAAAATGTTCTGGTATGTCGGGAGTGCCATTTCAGGTTTACACCAAGTTTACACCATTTGAAGAAAAGCTCGATGTGGTTTTCAAATTTCTTGCGAAACAAAAAAAAGAGGGCGTAAGTATCGTCTTTGATACCTACGCCCTCAATTTATTGGTCTACATATCCTCATGCCCCATCTGGCTTTCCTGCCACTCCATATAGGCACGCTTGATATTTGCAATCGCCAGCACCGCCCGATTATTTTCATATTCCGGGTGATTCTTACAATAGTGTTCATAGAAGTCGATTTCCGAAAGTGCTTCGATAAAGTCTTCCTGGGTATGGGGAGCCTCCTGCAACAGCTCTCGATTGAACCGAAGAATCGCATTGCGCTCATTGTCAATATGGATATGCTCGTCCAGCCGCTCACGTGTTTCTGCTTGGGCGCTCTCCATCTTATCCAGCTTTTTCAACACATCACCATTCAGCGCCCGACCAATCCATCGGGCAAGAGCACCAAAAGGATCTACCTTAATAGGGGAAATCTGAATCAGTGTCAAAATCACAACCAGAGCACCACTACCACTTAGAAAGATTTCTTTGAGTGTCATTTCGTCTTCACCCCCACACTGTTGTTGACCACCTTGCTCATATCGCACAGGCTATCAATCAGCGCGGAGATTTCATCCATGTCGATTTCATACTTGATGGTATCGGCAGAAGCCTTAACCATAGCAAGTACCCATTCCTTTCGGTCTGCACCTTCCTCAAACATTGCCTCCGCACGCTCCATGTAGCCCATAACCAGGTTGACCACCTGCGGCCAGTTCTTCTCCTTGATTGCCCGCTGCACATACTTCACCAGTTGGACAACCAGCGGAATAGCTGCGGCAAGCCCGGAAAGAACAGAAACAATCAATCTTACCCACTCAGTATCCATGATAACTCATCCTCCTTTTCACGCATGAACAATAGGAATGCCATATTCACGGGCGCATAGATTTTCAATCTTACATCCTCTGGCCTGCTCCCATCCATCACAAAACCATACCCAATCAGCATTTGCCAAAAGTTTCAGGCTTTCAGCCAAATACTCCAAGGGTTTTCTGTCACCGTCTTGAAAGAAACTGTCAATTACCTCAACTTCATCCTTCAAAACTCTACTGGCGGCAAGTTTCGCATACTCCCGCTCCGCAACAATCTCCTCATCAGACTTACCCCTCATAGCTTGTACATATTTCTCAATCCACGAGATTCCATTCTCCTGCCACGTAGAATCGTCTGGAAAGATTTCATGCAGGATGACCTTGATAGGCCGTCTGCCTGCAATCTTGCTTTCGCTGGAAATCTCATAACAAATTGGATAAAAAAACTTCTCAGCCATACTTCTTCACCTCCCTTTACGTATCAGAAGGAGATGGACTTGCATTTCCATTATTAGCCGTTGTAGATGCGGTGCTTGCATTTTGTGGCGCATCACCGCTGGTACTTTTATCTACATCGCCATCTGGAGCGTCTTTACCCGTCACAGTAAACGAAGTTTTATGGACTGGGTAGCGATTTTCAAAATCTTCCTCCAACTCCAAGTCCATGAGAGAGAGATAGTCGTCAGCATTGATAGCTGGTACGAATATTACCGCTTGGAGGATGTGCCTTACTTCGCTCTTGATGAAGATGGCGACCCCTGCTCCAGCTGGTTGCGTTCCCCCTATTACAGCTACACCAACCGTTTCTGTCGTGTGTACAGCAACGGCACCATCGGCAACCACCTTGCTTCCTGGTCGGCGGGGGTGCGCCCCGGCTTTAGCTTCTAATCTCCGATCGGTAAAGTCAAGCCCACGAAAGTGGGCTGACTTGCCGAACGAATCGAGGTGATTTTATCTGTGCAGATTGACCGCGACGCAATTATGCAGGCAAAAGAAAAGCTCGGTGACGATAATGCCCGAATCATCGTGGAGGAGCTTGGCATAACCGATTATGATGTGCGGGATATGAAATGCTGTTGCCCGTTCCACCAAGAAGATCACGCTTCGTTTATCTATAATAAAAAGGCGTTCAATTTTCGGTGCTTTGGTGCGTGTTCACGTAGCTATGACATTTTGGATGTGCTGATGTACAAAGGGATGACCTATGCTCAAGCGTGTCGTAAGCTCTTTGAATTGGCTGGCATATCCTACTCATTCGGAGAGTTGGGAGTAAAAACACGACGGCAATACCAGTACCCAAAAGAGGTCGTGTGTGATGATAAGACTCAGGTTTACGAATACTTCAAAAAACGCAAAATTAGCCCTCATACGATAGATTATGCTGATGTAAGACAGGACGGTGAGGGGAATGCCGTTTTTAACTACTACGACACCAACGATGTGTTGACAATGGTGAAATATCGTCCGTCCAGAAAAGTCAAAAAGGGTGAAAACAAATGTTGGTGCCAAAAAGGAGCAGACACCACACCACTTCTTTTCAACATGAATCGGATCAACACTACAGTCCCATTGTTGATTTGCGAGGGAGAGCCAGATTGCCTTTCAGCAATCGAAGCAGGTTTCACAAATGCAGTTTCTGTTCCGCTTGGCAGCACCAACTTCCACTGGATTGAAGAGAACTGGGATTTTCTTGAACAATTCAGTTCTATCGTAATTTGTTCTGATAATGACGAAGCTGGCCTCAAAATGCAAAAGGAATGTATCTATCGGCTGGGAAGCTGGCGGACAAAAGTTGTAGAAGTTCCTCAACTCTATGTTGACGAAACGACAAATCAGCGATATTCCGTTAATGATCTCAATGAAGTGCTTTACTACTTCGGTAAAGAGAAAGTTATGGAGATCATATTGGACGCCAAAGACTCCCCTGTTCCGGGCGTAGTTGATTTCGCTGATATTGAAGACATTGACCTTGATGCTCTTGACGGCATCCCGACCGGACTTCCCAATCTTGACCGATACCTGATGAAACTATTCTATGGAACGCTGAACATTGTAACCGGCATTAACGGCAGCGGTAAATCATCCTTCTTAAATCAAGTGATATGCCAATGCTTAGATCGAGGCGAAAACGCATACCTCTTTTCCGGTGAATTGCCTAACTTCCAGGCAAAGAACTGGCTCAACTTTATTTTCGCAGGCCAACGGAACGTGAAGGAATGTCAATATAATGATTCTGTCTTCTATAAAGTGACACCAGAAGCAAAAAGAGCAATCAGCGAATTTTACCGTGGTCGGCTCTATATTCGGCAAGACGGTGAATCCAACAAATCAGCAGATCTCTTAAAATCCATGGAGGATTCGGTGAGGAAATACGGCACAAAACTGTTGATTCTCGATAATCTGACAGCTATCAATTTGGAAAGCAATGACAACAACAAGTACGATAAGCAGGCGGATTTCATTATGGATTTGATTGCGTTTGCTGTAAAGTTCAATGTCGTTGTAATCCTGGTTGTCCATCCACATAAAATCGACATGATGCGGCGGTTAAGCAAAATGGATGTGCAAGGTATTTCAGCTATTATTGACCTTGCTCATCGTATCATTAGCCTTTACCGTGTACAGGAGTCAGATCGTCAAGGCGTTCCCAAAATGAATGGGAGCGGATGGAAGGTAAAACCCATTAAAGCGGATGTCATTTTTGATATTCTGAAAGACCGACTAACGGGCTATGAAAGTCGTAGTATCGAAACCTTTTACGATCGTCCGTCTAAGCGGTTCTTCACAACCGAGGCAGAGCTTGACTACCAATACGCATGGGATAAACGGAAATATACTACGCCACTTCCGTTCCCACCCCAGCAACTGGTAGAGGATGATAGCGAAGACGAGGTGTTTGGC